AAATGCATATTTATTAAGATCTGGTGAATTTTCTTTAAGAAAATTGAAAACAGTTTCACGAGGAGTTTTATCATTTATTGGCATAAGTTTTCCATCTGTTGTTGGAAGTAAAAGAGGAATTTTTTTATCGATAAATTTTGATTGATCGTAATTGTTATATCCTGATACTTTTGTAATTATAAGTGCAAAAGCTTTTCCATCAAGAAGATCAAATGGTTCATGAGGTTCACCGATAACAGGTTTCTTTTCAGCTTCAATTTTTTCAAAAACTTTTTTTCCGAATTTCCAAATTAAAAGTTTTCCTTCAGCATCTTTATTTTGGTCATCTTTAATAACCTGAATAAGTACCGTATACACATGTTTACGACTAAAGATTTCAGATTTTTTCTGTTCTTGAACTGATTCAGATTTTCTAAGCTTGAAGAACATATCTTGAAGAATAGAAGGTTTTCCAACAGAAGAAGGACAATCAACTATACGACCCCGTTCAGTTACAGGATCAACTAACCAACAAACCCATTTATCAAAAATTGAATGTTGTGGTTCTTGCCACCAAGTTACGAATCTGATAATTGATTTATAAACACCACTCTGGCCTTTGTCTGCAGAAGGATTGTATTCTCCTACATTTTGTGGAGTATTTACTCCGATCTCTACATTTGGATGAAAGAGAGAATTTAAGTCATAATTTTCACTCATAGTTTTTTAGTAATTTTAGTTAATAAGTAATTTTAAGTAAATTAGTTTTAAAGCGCTTTAGTACCTTACTTTAGTTATATATTCACGAAAAGCACACAAGTTTTATGCTTTTCGTTTAAATTTTTGTTAAAGTTTTTATATCTCAAGTTGTTTCTAGATATACACTTTTTCCTTTGTTGAAACAGTTTTGCCTTCATCAACTTTTGATTGATTATAGTATGTTTCTCTACGGTCAGTTTGATCATCATAGTGACGTTGTTTCCTTTTATTATATAGTGTTTTAACTACATGTACTGTAAATACAATAAAATTTACAACGAGTGCCACCACAAAGAATCCTTGTAATACCATTCCAATTGTTGCTCCAGTTTCCATAATTTTATAATTAATTGTTAATACTATTTCGTCCACCCTTTAACTATATTCGGTGAAAAATTTGCGAAACTAAAATCATATCTGTCTACAAGTTTAATAACATTTCCATGTATATCAGAGACAGCAAATCCTTCTTGACCAGTAGATAGATATTTTCCACTTCTTGTTTCAAGATAAGTTTCAAATTTACCGATGTTGTTTAATTTTTTAATAAAAATATCTTTTAATTCTGTTATTTCTAATATTAATGATACTATTATTTTTAATTCTTCATTTTGTTCTATTTTATCAAGAATTTGTTGTTTTTTTGTAATTATAGAATTTTTAGCCTTTTCAGTTTTCTTTTCTTCAAATTCTTTATCATATCTTTCATTTACAAATTTAACAAATTCATTTAAAAAATATTCTGAATCTTTTACTCTTATATTTCTTTTTATTAATAAATTTTGAAAAATTTTAAATAAAGATATAAAAATAGCATCATCAATTATTTCTTTATATCCCTTTGCATCATATAAGTTTTTTGCTTCATCTTCTATTTTTAAAATCGATTTATTAAATGCATCTTTTTCTTCTTCAGTTAATGTAACAATACCTGCGAGAGAAGCAATATAAGGATCAGTCATGAATATTTTAGAATGATTATTTAATTCATGAACCTTTGTATTATATTTTGCGCTTATATCATCTAATGAAGTACCGGTATATCGTGTATGCCAAACTACTCCAATATCAGCATTTCCTATTTTCTTTCCAATATCTGAATCTTTTTTAATTTTATAAACTATTGTATTTGGGTGAAACACATAATAATCTTTTTCTAATTTTAATGTTGTTTTATCAAATAAAAAATCTCCTTGCCAGATTTCTCCGGCAGGAATTTCTATAAATGAAATATATTTTAACATAAATCTTAACTTATTTACAAGATCGGGTTGTTTACTATAAAATTTATCTATATCTTCGTTATTAAATATTATTTTACGATCTTTTGCAAATAAACCTTTAATTGCAATACCGGGTTTTTCTAATCCTAGAAATGATGACCATCCAAACACAGAAGGCGCACCGTCAAACTTAACTGAAAGTTTTATTTGATCTTTTTCGGTATCACTTTTAAGTTTTGTATATAATTGTTTAAACATGCCTATGACCCATTGTAATCCTTCTTTACCGCCAAGAAACACAAGATCTTCTGCATGCGACATATGCTTATTGATCGTTGGAGTAATCATTTCATTTAGCCATTGATTGTATGATATAAAATTAGTCATATAATTCTTCGTTATATTCTTCTTCTAAACCTTCAACTACAACAGGTTTTAACATCTTCCAAAGTTCACGAGTAGTATATTCACTATATCCAGGATAATTAGTCTCAAAATTATAAAAATCATCATTTAAAATATCTTGTCTAAGAGTCGATGCTGATATAGGTTCTCCATTTTTTTCATCTGTTCTATCACTATAATTTAAAGTCTTTGCATCTACCGGAAGTTCTAGAACTTTAACGTCTTCGGGTTTTGAATTATAATATTTTCCACCAGGATTTAAACTTTTTGTAAAATCTATAACTCTTTTATAATCTTTATCATCTTTTCCCTTTTTAGCAGCTGCCATAGCGTAATTTCCGGGTTCTGCTGTTTCAATATATTTATACGCAGTTAAAATTGGTGAAGGATACTTAACAGCTTCTATAGAAACATTATCAAAAGAGGATAAAAGTTCTTCAGCTATTTTTAATGCAAGACTTTGATCAATTCCATTTCGAATACCTGGGCCAATAAGAACTTTAACCTCTTTAACAAATGGATGTTCAGAGTATCTACGTATAAGATCGATATGACCCGCTGTTGACGGTTTAAAACCTCCAGGAAATAAAACTGTAACACCCTCATCATATAATTCTTCCCATGCATCATGTGTTTCTTTATACATATCTGCTTGATACAGATTAGCATCTATTTCATTTATCCATTTTTTAAAAGATATAAAACTCATATACTGTTTTTATTATTTATTCAAAATAAAACGGGACTTTTATGAAATCCCGTCCAATGTCTTTAACATTTCTATAAATTCCGGCTGTGGGTGACAGTCACTTTTTCCTGAGCCTCTATAACTAACATGTGTCCACACTCCATTTTTACTTGATAATGCTCGATTTGATTTATCCCACATATCTTCATTATACTTTAGTGATATTCCATAAGCATTTTTCCAATATAGCAATAATTCGCCAACAGTTTGTATTTGTGCATTATTATATTTTTCATAATAATTATATCCCATAAATCCTTCAGGATAATATTGATTCACAGTATATACATAATTTCCATAACATGTATAATATCTTCCGGGCTCAGTATAAATCAATCTTGGAGTTCCATCATTATTTTTTCCAAACTGTTTAACAGTTCCATCTCCTTGTATTAACCATCCCCAATTATCTATTTCTATAGCTATTGATTGTTTATCAAGTGTTGAATTTCCACATGCTAAATGATATGCCCAGTATTTAGATGAAAAAAGTTGCCATGGTGTTCCGCCCCTATCTACTATGATACATGTTGCAATTCTTCTTGGGTCATTTTCCCAAGTTGAAATGTCGCCATTAACACCATCTCCGGATACTGTATGATGTAGACAAATTTGTTTTTTAGTATGAATTTCTTGTATATATTGATCGACTGGAAAATTTATTGTCTCAATTTTACTTAAATCTATAGGTTTTAATGTTTGCCAGACATTCTCAATTTCAATAGGTTTTTCTCCAGGTTTTAATGGTATAATGATTTCTTTTGGTTCTTTTTTCCAAAAATTCCAAAAATTAAATATATCAAAAAACGTTCTCATAATTTATAAGCGGCTTTTTTTGCTAAATCGAATTTTTTAGTAAATATAAATCCTTCTTCAGTTTTTTCCATAAATCCTAATTTAATATAACATTTAATTATATTAACCGCAGTATCTTTTACATCTAATAGGCATTCTTTAATTTCTATATCATTTAATATAGGTGTTCCTCCTGTAGAAATCTTTTTTTCTAATTTTCCCTTTATACTAAAAAATAATAGGTCTCGAGTCATAAATGGTATTGTAAGATATACATCAAAATCGCCAAGTTTAATTCTTTGTCCAATTTTATTTAAGAATACGTTGTCATTAATGTTTTTCATTGTGTAATTTTTTATATTTATTTATTTGTATATTCATTTATGACTCTTGAATATTCTTTAACAACTATTTAACAGATAAAATAAACCTGAATTTAAAAATTTGTTTAAACCCGGGCATTATGAAGCACCATGAAATTAGTTAAAGAACATAACATTATTAATCACAAATAAATTAACAAACTTTTAACATTTTTTATAAAACTTTTTGATAATCAACCATATAACTTAAGATCCTTAAGCCCTTAGGAATATCTATTACTCTAGACTATAGCTTGTGATAAAGAAATTTATAAATTTTCTTTTTTTCTAAGTGTTTCTAAAATCCAATATGAGTCTACAAAATCATCGACATTATCTATCCAAGAATTTCCTCCTTTTTTCATAAATATTTCGGTTTTTTCGAATAATGATAAACGAAATTTACAAATAGGGCCATTTTTGATAAATGCGTTTATCATATCAGTTTTTCCCATACCTCGTTTTGCACAACCGGCAATACTTTTAACTGTAATAGGTGAATAAGTGAACATATTTTCTATTGGTATATATTTTGACAAACAATATTGAAAAATATATCGCCATCCAGATAAAGATAATGTAACATTACCTTTACTTGCATAGGATAATCCCTCAAAACTAATATATGATATGTTATCTAAATATTCTTTTAATACTATAATAATATCATTTGCTAAATTTGACGCATTTATTACTTCTGTTTGCATAATATCATTTAATTCAACATGTTCTGTTCTTTTAGAAATAGTTACACCAGAATTTAAATAAATATTTTTATATTTTTCATTAAGATTTTTGGGCCAAGAAAAAAAATAATATTTCTCATTATACAACATACAAGCTGTAGGTTTCGATATCGAAAAATCAAAAGAAATTAAATTTTTCATAAATACAAAGATTAAAAAGTAGATAATAATTTTTTAATTATATTCCAAGGAACAAGAATTCCTTTATATCCTAATACACCTTCTTTTCCTATGTAAATAGTTTGGTTATTATATTTAATAACGTTATATTCAACATTATTTATCTTTATCGACTCATTTAATGATTCTTTAACTAATTTTCTCATTATTCATATTATTTTCCTAATGCAACTCCAATTGCTGTAGAAACTAATCTACTAGTTAAAAGCTTTCCTAAATGACCGTTTTCATCTATTCCAAGTACTTTGCAAATTGCTTTTCCAATGGCTGGGCCTATAAGAGCTCCAGCAGCACCACCAATAATTGCACCAAATAAGCCTTCATCAATTTCTTCGCCCCTTTGAAGTTTTTCTACTAATACATTATATACATTTTCAGCTTCTTGTATTTGGTCAGCCGGTATACCTTTAATTTGATTAGCTTCAAAGATCTTTGATCCTTGAGAAAATTTTAAGTCTAGATATGTTGGAAATTCTTTCATTTTATATTATAATTTTATCTTTAATTAATTTTATTATTATATTTTACCTTATTCCTTTTTTTATTGCTTTATCACCATGCATACTCATCCATAACGGTGACCATGCTTGTATACTTTGTTCAATATATTTATCTATCTTTTTATAATTCTTATTTTCAAAATATGTCATAGGAATTTTATCATATATATCATTTAAGGTGAACGCCCAAAATCTATTTAATTCATTATCACTTATTCCCTGAATATATTTTCGTATTAAATTTTTAATTTTTTCATTATTTGTTTTAAAAAAATATGAACCTTCCTCATTAGGGTTTTCTCGAATATCATAAATTAATCCTCTGCCTATTCCCATATCTTCTATAGGATCTGAATCTTCAATAAACTTTTCGTATATAAATCTTGCTTTCATTTATACTATTCCGGAACTCCTGCGGTATAAATTTCATTTGTTAATCTACGGGAAATTTTATATCTATTATATGAAAGATTTAATGCAAATGTATTAAATTCAGCAGCAACAGTTGCATAACTAACATTAAACTGAGATAACGCAAGAGGAACAATTTTTTGAAATTCGAATGCCATTAATTCAAATCCATGATGATCAAGAAAACTTACATACATCGATGGCCAAAATGGCTGACGTTCTGAATACATTTGAAACAATTCAATTTGATCAAATAACATCCAATAAGTTATAAATCCCTCAGTTAATTTAAAAATGATTGTTAAATTTTTATCAAGAATTGGTTCGAGTTCCTTTCCTCCTCTATATTTTATTTGAAACATAGTTTGGGGTTGAGAAACTGGATTTAAAATTACCTCAGGAAATGTTACAGTTTGAACAGTTGAATTAATATAATCTTCTAATGATTGATATTGTAATTTTAATCTTTTAACAACGGGCGTCCATCGTTCTCTTATCTCTGGATAAAAAAAATCTTTTGGCAGCCATACAACGAATTGTGAAAGTTTTGCATTAAGTATACTCATAATTAATTATGTTGTTTTTAATGTTATATTTTCATCTGTAAGTCTATTAACTTCAGATTGTAATGCTGCAACTTTTTCTTGTAAATCTGTAACTGTAAACATACTTTGATAATTATTAATTACTGTGGTTTCGTCAGCTATATCGTAAAATATTCCTTCATAAAAAACATATGATGTTCCATTTGGATTTTTAATTACTATTGAATAATTATTTTTTGTTTGATTTTTAAGAGTATCTAATTGATTTTCGGTTAATTTAAATTCTATTTCTCCGATAGTTGTATTCATATTTTTTGAATAAGTAGGCCCTACTTCTATTTTTGTTTTGTCGTCGAGTTTAAATAATAATGAATAATTATATGCACCAGATAAGTCAACATTAACTCTATTTCCATTTGTATCGATTCTTTCAAACTTAAATTTATATACTGAATCATAAGATTTTAAAAATAAAGGTCCTGTACCGCTTGGAAACACTTCATTAAATGCGTTCATTACTACCTTAATTGTATCATAAAATACTTTAACATATTTTGTTTTTCCTACTCCTGAACTAGTTAAAATATTTGGCTTTTCTTCTTCTATTTTATTAAATACTTTATATGGAATTAAATTTTCAACATGTAATCTTGTAAACCACAATCCATATTTTTTAGGATCTGTTGACGAAAACGATGCTTTTCGTATAATTTGTGTGCCATCCATTCTATTTGTTAATCTACAAACATATTGAATTGTATAAGATGAATCAATATCAGCGTTTTTAAGAATTGGACGAAAATAGTTAGCACTTGAAAAATCACTATCTTGTGTAAATGAAAATTTCTGAGTTAGTAACGATGTGCCACCTGGAATATGTTCGTATACTGAAATTTCATGTATTATTATCCATTTTCTTGCGCCAGTTCCATAAGTTTCTGTAAATTCTTGATAATTGTCATTAGGATTATTTGATGTATACAATCTAATTTTTCCGTTTTCAATATCACCGATGTGATCACCTATTAAATCATTATTCCAAGTTGCATAATATTCTATAAAATCTCCGGCTGTTGATTCTGCAATGTAACAATTAAAACTATCTGCGGCACTTATAACAGGTAATTGAACCTTTATTTGCTCATCAAGAACATACTTATTGTTAATAATATCAAATATTGTACTATAAGTAATATATACGTCACTTAAAGCTCTAATATTTAAGTTTCCTCCTAAATGAGTAGCTGTATCTCCCCCTAATTCTTGTATTGAAGGAATTTTAAATTCGAAATATTTATCATAAAATCTATTCCCTAAATATAATGTATTAGAAGCAAATTTAATTACATTTCCTGATATTATTTCTGCTTGTTTTCCGTATGTAAAATTTATTAAATCTGCTAAATTTCTTGTTGATGCATCTATTGCTTGTATTTGAAGTAAAAATCCACCAACATCATCAAAATTGTATCCGGATACAATATGAAGTTTAACTGTATCCATAGGATATGCAGATGTTGAAATGCTCTTTGAACTATACCAATATGGAGAATATGATGTATAAGGATCTAATGGATCAAATACCCATGACGCACGTGTTTTATTTTCAGGAATTGAATTTAATGCTAAGATATTATTTGTTCCGCCAAGTGCACCATTTCCTTCATAAAAATATTTAGTTCCTAAACATGTATCAATTACATATGCGCCGGTTAGAGTAGTTGTTACTGCATCTCTATTAAATTCATATTCGAGAAGAGCAAAATCAGAAAGTTGGCAATATTTACTTATATTTATAGCCATGTTATATTTAATTATTTAATTTATTTTGTTTATTTTTGTTTCTTCTGTATATTCATTTTAAAAATTATATATACTATATTGTATTGTTGGCCCAACTACTAAACCATATCCTCCGGTTGTTATATTAAATCCTCCTGTTACTCCTAATCCTATATTAAAACCTTGAAACCAATGTTTCTTTTTCATTAAATCTCTTAAAAATGGATTTGTATTTGGATCTATTAATACTCCTCTCATTTGAGCTACAGTAAAACCAAGGTATGCACTTTGTATATATACTCTTAGTTGCCCTTTTTCTATTTTTTGACCCCATTCTAAATCGATTTGTGTAAGTCTTTTAATCATTTCAGTATCAACATGTAATAATTCGAATGGCTCTTTTTTTCCGATTCCAATATATGTTTTTCCTGTAAATATATCAAAGTTTGTAGAATCATATTTATATGTTAATTCCCAAGGAGCGGCATATAAATTATTATCAATTTCTAAGAGTTTTTCAATTCTTTTATCTTTTTCAATTAAATAC